AAGCCGCGGCTGCGGCCGCATTTGCCGCGCTGTTGGCCGCTGATGCGTTCGTGCCAGCCGCGCTTGCTGCCTGCGCTGCGCTGGTTGCTGCGGAGCTTGCCGCCGATGCAGCTTGATTTGCAGCCTTTGCCGCCGCTTCGGTCGCTGCGATTTGGGCAAGCAGCTCGTCGAGAGACGGAATCGTTTGACTTGGGTCAATGATTGCGTCAGTCCGACTACGCGTGACGTATCCGTTGCCCCAAAAAACCGCCTTTCGTTCGATTCCGACAGTGACCTTGATGATAAGGTTAAATTGCCCGATGACCGCATAGCAGCTTTCCGATAGCGTCGCTTTCGCAACATTTCCGCTCGCTGTTCCTTCGACAGAAACAGTGTAACCATCGGCGCGAATGAAATAGCCGATAACACCCGCTCCGTCGATTTCCAGCGGCTCTTTGTTGCGATAAAGTGAAAGCTCGAAAGTATGCGCATTTTTGTCACCGGACGCGTAAAGCGTCCGAATCGGAGTCATGAGGATTTCAGCGTCTACGTCAATCTTGCGCGTAAATTCGCCCGAAATCATACTTTGTCACTCCTTTTTCATTCGGATTGTCAAAGTTCCGTCATCCATAATATGCGTAAGTTTTGAATATCCTTCATAAATAATTCTGCCTTCGGCAAAACCTTCGACGATAATCTTGTCACACTCTTCAAAAGATTTCGCGACTTCCGAAATTTTTTCTTTGTTCTCCATATTAATCCAAAGCTCCCCGCTGCTGATTGCAGACGATACCCATAAAATCGGCCACACTTTTCCATCATTGGTCTGGATTTTCACGCTGTTCCTCCTCTTTGATCTCTCTCTTCTCGATTTTTACCATGCCTTTAAGCGCTCTTACGGTTTTGAATAGCCATTGCATACGGTTTATGTCTTCTTCGCTGCTCACGTGGATTCGGTTGAGCGTATCAAGCATTTCGTCAAAAAGTTCTGTCAACATCATTAATACCCCAAAAAGTTGATTGTTTCAAAGTCGCCCCAAACTCCACTGATTTCCTTGATCGTTATGGTTGCGTCCGAAGGACTTTTACAGTACCGATTGGTTGTGCTGTAATGGACACCAGTGCATACGTCAATCGATTTCCACGATCCGTCATGCTCGCCAATATGAACATATCCATTCGTGACGACCAATTTTTCCGTGTAAAGCGATGTCGCTTTTACGCCACCTGTTTTTAAACCGTTTACCTCTGTAATCAGCGCGTCAAGATCAATCTTGTTTGCTTTCAGCGTGATTTTGCTGTTTGCGCCGTCGATTGCAATTTCAGCGCTGCTTACTCTCTTGCCGATGTCGTCAACAGTTGTTTTTTCGGCTTTGAGATCAACTTCGGCGTTCAAGCCGTCGATGCTGACTTCTGCCGAAGAAATCCGCGTTCCCAGACCATCGACAACCGTTGCATCCGCCTTGAGGTTGATTGCCGCGTTTGCGCCGTCAATGGCGATTTCGGCGCTTGTCACGCGATTTCCAAGCTCATCTGTGCGGGAGGTCAAAAGCTGAATCTGCGCACCGTCTTCGTCGATAATCAACTCAGCTTGTGAAAGTCTGGTGTCTATATTATCCGTCTTTTGTCTTAACCCGCCCAATCCGCGAGAAAGCGCATAATCGTTCTGTCCGCTTGTATATTCTTGACGCTCAAACTTGCTGACCGTATCACGCTTTTGCTCGCCGGAATTGGAAAGTGTTACTTTCGGAGAACCCTTCCACTCCATATCCATACTGTAAACAGGAACAGAATATGTTTCTCCTTCGGACGTTACATTTACAACGTCTCCTGCTTCTGTTGTCCAATCTGCGAAAAGCTCTGATGTAGACGGGCTAAACGGCTCGAATCCTGACAATCTGTCGTAGATTTTGTCATATGGAGTCGATGCGGCGCGCGCCCGCACTCTTGATTTTGTCCGTGCTTCATCATCAACCCGAAGAAACGGGTTGTTTTGGAGCAGATACGCGTTACCGCCTTTTCCTACCGTTTTTTCTTCGGTCGAGTTAGAATTTCTGACGTATAGCTTATCGACCTTCTCAACCTGGTACGAGTAAGGAGTAAAGTCAGAATAGTCGGTCTCGCCAAACGTTCTACCCGTTTGGTTGAACCACCGCATTTCCAGTTTTCCTTCCCGGTTGAATTTTGCATAACAGCATCCTGCTTGCGCAATCCAAGCAAGAATTTCCTGCAGGGTTGCTTCCTTGAAATCCTCCGGTTCTTCAGATACGGAAATGGAGCTGTTAATGAAATCTGTCTGTACCCACTCAACACCGAGAATGTTGCACATCTGCGAAACAAGGCCAGATAGCGTAGCTGGATAGCTGAAAGTCACATCCTTTGCCATCTTGTCAGCAAACAGCTGCATGTAATCGTTGGCTTCAAGGTCAACGATTCGTCGGCGTACAATGGCCGGACGCTGCGCGATGAACTCACCCAGCTTCACATACTCGTATTTTTCCGTCCTTCCGTTTGAATACCATTCTGTGACATATTGACCTGCCTTTGCGATTCCTCTGTATGCTGCTGCAAAACCAGCAGCCTTTTCTTTCATGAAACCGTTGCTGATATACTGCTCCGGATTCGCAAGGAAAGCACGTGGAGTTGTCGTCACATTAAAGGCTGCAACCTTTCCGTCGTCCCCAAATAGGAATGCCCGTCCGTCGTCTATCACAATCGATTTAACAGGAAAATCAGGCTGAATCGAACATTCACTGCTATTTTCCAGCAAATACGGTTTTGTAGCACGTGCATATAGGGTTGTTTGCCCGTATGTCGCTTGCACAACATAGGATGGGGGAAATGTACCTTCTTCGATTAACGCGCCTATGGAAGCCGTAAAACGTCCAAATGCATATTCGTTGAGCATTCCGTTTCGATTGATCAATGCGACATTCAGACTGTTTTCGGGACAAGCACCCATCCGCAATTCATCGGATTCGTTAAAGCGGTCATGAAATGTAATTCCTCCGGAAGTGATGCTGATATCATCGTTCGTGAAAACTGCATCCTCAAATCGAAGCATGGCTCTTTGCGTCTTTCCGGCTTTCACGGCATCCTTAAACGCTTGGCTCGCAACAATCAATTCACACCGCTCCTTAGTACTCGATCACGCTGAATGAGAGATTTCCGATGCTGTCCACGCCATTTGGTGCCCATACGCAATCCCACTCTCTATCACCCGCGTAACAGGTACGAGTTACAATCCCGCCTTGCGAAGGGTCAGGGCAGGTAAACTCAAAGCTATCGCCCTTTACCTTTTCAAGGATCTTTGCAATCATGTCCCAATCAATATTTTTCCACTTGATTTTAACCGGATGTTTGATTGCAACCATCGTCCTATGGAGATATCCTGTAGCGTCGCGCTCTGCCGACGTATCCAATGAGCTTTCCGTTCCGCTGTACTCGGTAGGGTCTGGTATAAGCTCGCCGTTGACAGCAAAACGCATATCGTATCGATAATCGCGCTGCGCTCTCACGCTCAATACCCCCTTACGCTCTCATACATCTTTACAGAGCGTGAAACAGTCTTTCCAAGCTCAGGGCTTGGCTTGACGATAACATTGTTTTCTTTGCGATTGAGCTGCTCAAGTAAAGAAATCATACGCTGATAATAGGTGTTCTGCTCGCGGTTTGCATCTGCGACGCCGCGCGCGATACCGTCAACGATCTGCCCATTGTTAGCAACAGCAGACTGACTGCCAATCTGGCCAACAAGTTCAGGCCCTTGCTCATTTGCAATAAACAGGCTTCCTTCCGACGGAAAACCGCCATCTGCATATTTAAGAGCAGTCATTGATATGCCAATTTTTCCACCTCTCCGCGAAGTTCCACTCAAGTTAAGCAGATTAGTCATCGCGGTATTCCACTGACGGCCCATTGAGAGCGTGCTGTTCATTGCGTTTGTGATGTTTGACATATCCGGCGAAGCAGCAGTTATTTTTGTTGCTTCTGTCATATCGGGGTTCCACGTCGTTTCGACGTAAGACTTAGTTTCTTCAAGGCTTGGCTCGAAGTCCGTTGCGGTATCAATGGCAGGAAGCGTCAGATTGGCATCTTCTTCAACGAGAGAATCCTTAAATTCTTTCACACGCTGAACGATCGCATCCATGTCTGTACCAAAGGAAGTATTGGTCAATTCCTCCAACGTGAACGCGCCGCCAAGCGCGGCTTGAATGACATCCTGAAGCTGTAAGCCGTAAGAAGCCTGTCCATACAAAACGCCTTGATCCGTTGTTGCAATCGCGCCCTTCATGAGTTGTTCGACCAATTTGAACTTTTGGAGGTCTGTATCACTTACGCTTCCAGCATCTTCAATGGATTGAATAAACGGAGAAACCGTATTGGACACATATTCCTGCATTCGCCTATTTGCATCGTTTGCCGTCCATGCGCTATCAGGAATAAACTTATTTAACGCATCCGGAGATAGGAATTGAGTGAACAGATTAGTCATAAGCGTAGACGTTTCAGAACTAAGATCGCCAACCTTTGCGTCGTAAGCCTGCGTAATACCGTCTGTAACTTCATCAATCAAAGAAACTGTTCTGTCGTATTCAGTTTTCGTCCAATCACCGTTGTTGTATCGCTCATAAGCAAGGTCTTTCAAATACTCCTGTGCTTCGATCTGCTCCTTATAAGCTGTCTGATACGCTTCTTTGACTTCGGCAGACATGGAATTGATTTTTTCGACATATTCTTTTGCGCTAGCCAATCCATCTTCGGAATTAAAGTCAACCGTAAATGGATTTTCCATCAGTTCAGACCATCTTCGTTCTTCCCGAATATTCAGTGCGCTCTGTGCATGTTGGTTATACCAATCTATTTCCTCATTAGTTGCGCTACCTTTTGCAATCTTATTGATGATTTCATTCCGCTTTTGTGCTGTCTCCGCCTGATATTCAGTCATCCCCTGCTGCATGATCATGTATTGTTTTTGAAACTCTTTTCCCTTTTCTTGCAGCGTCTCAATTTCGCTGTCAATCATGGTGTTGATTCCTTCAAAGGACAGCGCAAAAGCATTGTCGGTAGTTCCTTTCAATGCCGTATCAAAATCAGACCATGCGTCCTTGAGTGCCTTAATATCTTCCGGTGTAGGAGCATCGCTACCAAACACAGTGGAATTGAGATTCTTTACAGACTCGGTAGCAGTTTGCAAATCCTCTTTTGTCTTTGTAAAATCAGCATAAATGTCAAACGTCACTTGCGCATCAGCCAATCTTGACGAAAACTCCTTCTGAACGGCATTGATAACGCTGTCCATCGAAAAATCGCCATTTCCGGCTTCCTTCAACGCTTCTGCAACCATGTTTTCTGTCTTTTTTCTTGCGTAGAAATGAAGCGTAGCAATACCGACCGAGATTGCGACAATCGAGCCAACGGATAAGACAATCGGCCAGCTTGCGCCCATCGCCGCAGTAGCGAATCCGGCGCCAACACCAGCATTGATAGTTGAAATAACTGCACCAATGACATCCTCTTTGGTTATTCCATTCTTTCCCATTTTTTCAGCAAGAGCAAAAGCCACGGTTGCGCTTGTAATTGCTATATATGCACCAATTCCGAAACCAAGAGAAGATATGTTTTCCAACCCCATCAGTTTAGCCGCTGAACTGCCGATCATAGACAATCCGGGAATTTCAAGAAACGCGCCTGCAACGGCTTTCAGCATGTTTTCCCACGTCCAGCCTTCGCCATTAACAATTCCATTCACGGCATCCCATGTCAAAGAGATACCGACAATCGTAAGCGCTACACCTGCTGTAAGCTGGTGGATCGCCGCAAGCGCATCCTTAGACGCTCCAAGATATTCAGCGATTTTGGCAATTTTATTTCCAATGGCAAAAGCAGAAATCGCGCCAAGAAGCCCAAGAATTTCAGGCTTGAAGCTCTCGATCTTTTCAATGATATCGTTGACTTGATCCTTAATACCTTTTAGGAAATCATAGGAATAATCGCCCATTCCCCAAAGGTCTCCGAGCGCACCGCCGCCAGCTCCACCACCACCGCCGCCGGAACCGGATTTGTCGCTTTCCTGCTGGATGATGTTGATTTCGTCCCAGCCTGCAAGCAAGCCCTTGACT